TTATGCTTTCTTTGCATCCTCAAAAACCTCATGGTGGGACAAATTTGGGACATCGTCACCCAATATGTCGTCAATTTTCCTCGCGTGCTCTGTCAAATGATTAGGTGCAAGGTGTGCGTACCTACGCACCATTTCGATAGACTCCCAGCCGCCCATTTCCTGAAGTACTGACAGTGGTACACCTGACTGAATTAACCAACTGGCCCAGGTATGGCGGAGGTCATGAAAACGGAAATTTTCAATTCCTGCCCGACGACATGCTGTTAACCACGATGTGTTATAGTCCAGGCGCATCTTTCTGATGCTTGGTGTCATTGTCCCGTCAGGCCTTCTGGCAGCAGTGGTATAAACAAACACCCAGCGGTGATGTTTGCCTATTTGATCACGCAACACCTTGCAGGCAGTGTCATTCAGTGCGACCCCAATAGCGCGGTTTGACTTACTGTCTTCAGGGTTTACCCAGGCAACACGTCGCTGCATATCGATTTGTTGCCACTCCAGATTAATAATGTTTGATCTCCTCAGGCCAGTTGCCAGTGCAAATTTAACTACAGATTTCAGGGGATCAGAACATGCATCAATGAGTCTCCTGGCTTCTTCTTTTTCCAGCCATCTCACGCGTTTGTTTTTTACGGCAGGTATTTTGATTACAGGTGCTTTTTCAAGCCATTTCCAGTCTCGCTCTGCGGCGCGCAGAATAGCCTTGATCATTGCCAGGTGTGTTGCTTTTGTTTGCGTGCTCACCGATTTAGGTATATAGGCTGGTGGTTCTTTCCCTTTTCTTAATGCAGCCTCCACCTGCAACTTCCATCTCTCCTTTGTTTTTCGGTTATACGCTTTGCTGATAACTGAGTAGATCATTGCCTCCGATATATCCTTAATCCTTATTCCCTCGAAATGCTCAATCCAGAATGCGATTCTGGATTTATCGGAATCGATGGATTTCTTGTCGGCTTTTTCCTCAAGCCATCTCAGGCAGGCTTCTTCGAAAGTGACATCTGGCATATCCCCCAGTCTGTCTACTCGCCAGAGTTCTGCTTTTCGCTTGTCGTGCAACTCCTGAGCTTGCCGCTTGTCCTTTGTGCCAAGAGACTCCTTAATTCGCTTCCCGCCCGGGAGCGAGTACGAGGCGTACCATATTTCACCTCTGCGGAAGAGTGACATTTTCTTTCCTCTGTTATGCCATCACCCGCGCTCACCTGGACAGTATGCAGCGGTGAATGAAGTGCTGCAATGCAGGCTTGCCGGGTTGTGAGATAAGGTGATCTTTTACCGGAAGAATTTTTTCGGGTTGCCTGTAGTCGGCCCGTTCGTATCCAGTTAACAGCTGTTGGCCTTGATATCTTGAGAAACTTACAGGCCTCTTTGAGGGTGATACTGTGTGAATCCATATTTTCGCCATTAAAAACCGCCCGAAGGCGGTTGTCAGTTGATTGATATGCGGCGCATTTTTCGAAGGCTGGCAATATGCTTTTCCTTCTCAATTTCCGCTTTAATCATATGTAGTTCGTTGTGATCGATTCGCTCAAATTCTGCATTAAATGAGTTAATTGATGCGGCTCTGGTTCTCCCATCCAGCCTTCGGAAGATCACCTGTGTCAGCGTTACCTTGCAGACTTGAACCGGATAGTTGTTGGCGTCGACGAAGGACTGCCCGCGCTGGATCAGAACGAACACAGGTAGCATTCCTTAACTGTCATATCATTTGCACCTCGTTGCTACGGCTATCGCCATTGCTCCCCAAATACAAAACCAATTTCAGCCAGTGCCTCGTCCATTTTTTCGATGAACTCCGGTACCATTTCGTCAAAAACCTCCATGTATTTTTCATCCCGTTCGACCACGACATAATGCAGGCCTTCACGCTTCATACGCGGGTCATAGTTGGCAAAGTACCAGGCATCTTTTCGCGTCACCCACATGCTGTACTGCACCTGGGCCATGTAAGCCGACTTTATGGCCTCGAAACCACCGAGCCGGAATTTCATGAAATCCCGGGAGGTAAACGGGCATTTCAGTTCAAGGCCGTTGCCGTCACTGCATAAACCATCGGGAGAGCAGGCGGTGCGCATACTTTCGTCGCGATAGATGATCGGGGATTCAGTAACATTCACGCCGGAAGTGAACTCAAAGAGGGCTCTGGCGTCGTTCTCGTACTGTGTTCCCCAGGCCAGCGCTTTAGCGTTAACTTCCGGAGCCACACCGGTGCAAACCTCAGCCAGCAGGGTGTGGAAGTAGGACATTTTCATGTCAGGCCATTTCTTTCCTGAGCGGGGTTTTGCTATCACGTTGTGAACTTCTGAAGCGGTGATGACGCCGAGCCGTAATTTGTGCCACGCATCATCCCCCTGTTCGACAGCTCTCACGTCGATCCCTGTACGTTGCAGGATAATGTCCGGTGTCATGCTGCTACCTTCTGCTCTGTGACTTTCTGTTTCAGGAATCCAAGAACCTTCACAGCTTCAGCCTGTGTTAGTTCTGAAGATGTGTAAATGTTGCGGCGAAAAATCTGGGAACAGAGCGGCAACAGGTCGTCATCCCACGTTTTTTCCATGGAAGTAAGAAGGGCGTTAATTTCCGACATGGTTTCTTCGTTAACCGGGGTGATGTCGCGTTCCGGCTGACGTTCTGTAGTATATGCAGTATTTTCGACAATACGCTCGGCTTCATCCTTGTCATAGATGCCAGCAAATCCGAAGGCCAGGCGAGCACACTGAATCATGGCTTTGTGCCGTAACATCCGTTTGGGATGCGACTGCCACGGTCCGGTGATTTCTCTGCCTTCGCGGGTTTTGAATGGTGCGCGGCGACATTCATCCATCCACTCGGTAACGCAGATCGGGTGATTGCGATCTTTGCGGTAAATCCGGCATGTACAGGACTCATTGTCCTGCTCAAAGTCCATGCCATCAAACTGCTGGTTTTCATTGATAATGCGGGACCAGCCATCAACGCCAACCACCGGAACGATGCCGTTCTGCTTGTCAGGGAAGGCGTAAATTTCTTTCGTCCAGGGATTAAGGCCGTACTGGTTGGCGACGATCAACAATGCGATAAATTGCGCATCGCTGGCATCACCTTTAAATGCCGTCTGGCGAAGAGTGGTGATTAGTTCCTGTGGGTCGACAGAATCCATGCCGACACGTTCAGCCAGCTTCCCTGCCAGCGTTGCGAGTGCTGTACTCATCCGTTTTATACCTCTGAATCAATATTAATTTGGTGACGGGCGATGGTTTCAGCCATGTAGTGGATGTGTTCTGCCATGCGTTCCTGAAAATCGACATCGTCATCAAATGCACGGGAAATAGCTTTTTTGCTGGCCCCGTGACGTTGCAGATTATCGATGCATAGCGATTCAAACAGGTGTTGGGGCAGACCTTTTTCCAGGTCGTCTGCCAGCTCAGCTTCAGTTTCTTCACGGGCAATTTGCTGGTAGTGTCGTGCCCATGACTGCTCTTCAATGCGATCGGGGATAAGCCAGGCATTCATGATTTATCACCTCCGAAATTTTCAAGCCTGTTGGCAATCATGATGGCGATATCAGGGATTGCTGGCGCTGTGGCTATACATGCGGGGTTGGCGCACAAACCATAGACGGCGGCAATCACGAGCTGTCTTTTCCAGTCGAGAGTTACTGGCTCAGAATTGGCGTCATCGCCGGACGTATCACTGCCTGGCTCGTTCTGAACAACGGTTTCGCCCTCCTGAGCGGCATCAACAGAGTTTTCCTGAATGATCTTCTCCTCAGTTTGTGCTGAGTCTTCTCCATCAGCGGCGTCATTTTCTCCAAAAGTTTCTGTGTAAGTGCTATCGCCCATTACCGCACTACAGTCAGGGCAGTTACCCCCGCCAGTCTGACCACAGACGCGGCAGTTTTTTTCCAGCTCCGGTTGCGCTACTGGCCCTGGCTGTTGCTCTTCTGACCCGTTTTGTTGCGTATCCGGGCTGTTTTGTCCCGCTTCTGGGGCAATTTGTTCCACTTTGGACTGATTCTGGTCCTCAGTGTCGCGAGTCTGGATCCCCTTCACCCACTTCGGATCAGCAGGGTTACTGATGCCTTCAACGAATTCTCCACGCGAGGCAGCCAGTAATTTGTCGGCATCGACTGGATTTTTTGGGGGGATGTTTTCCCTGGCTTTATTGAGTTCCTCCCTCAGTTCCTGGTATTTCGTTTCTACAGATGAGACATTTTCCAGTGATTGCGTGTCCTCATTATGTTTAACTGGAATTTCTTCCACTGATTCAGGCGCTGCCTGTTCATTAGCCATTGTGTCCGATGCTTGTTGCTTTTCTTCATCGCCATGTTTTCCTTCTGCTGTTCCGCGCTGCGGCATCGGTGCTGATGAGCGACCGCAGGCAATTTCCACGATTTCCGGATCCGGGTTAGCGTGATCGGTTTCGGTCAACACTTTGTTGAGATATTCAGTCACGCGTGCCGGGATGGCCTCAATGCCGATTGGTGCTTCTTTCACGGAAGCCACCACAATGGCGCGGGAATAATCCAGCCCACCGGGCATGGCGATAAATTTGTCGCGAAAAACAGAAAAGGGCGGCTTATTCTCTGACACGATTTCTTCAACGCGTTTTGCGTGTGCTGGGTGCAGGTTATAAATATCCACATCCATTGAACGGGCCAGAACGCCGGTGGCTACATCTCGTGCGAGTGATGTCTTATCATGTTTGAATCCTTCACCACGATCGGTAATATTTCCGCCGCCAGCGTTAGCACCGGAAGGCGTACGGGTAATGCCTGAAACATAATTTCCGTTCTGCCATTCTTTTGTCAGCAGGCCCTGATCAAGGTAGTCAGTTTTCATCCAGGTGGAAATGAACTTGTCGAATTCAGCCGGGCTGATGCGATGATTTGCAGAGTGGGGGAATGCTTTCCCTACAGATTCAGCCAGGCGACTAAGGTGATAGTTCGTCAGTTTATCCAGTTCATGATGCGCGGCGCGCACAGCAGTAAGCAGGCTCTGAAGGTAACTGTCCTCTGTGTCCATCTCCATACGGATCACGTTATTGCGTTGTTCTGGTGTGGCATGATGCCGGTATTTTCCATCTTCATCTTTGCTGAATAAGAAGAGGTGAAGGAAGCGATGAGTAAGGCTCAGAGTGGCGACGGGAATTTCACACTCAGAACAGTCATCGTCGCTGTCCGGGGATTCGCTTTTCTCCACATCATCCGGAATAGTTCCGTCCAGGTTATCGTTGTCATCGCCAGCAGTTGTGGCATCTTCACCGTTGATGTTGTCATCGAAGGGGATAGCCATCATGGTGATGCCATCGTTACCGCCTTTTTCATAGCGGTTGCAGAATTCAGTATCAAACACGCCTTCCGGTGGAAGGTCATTCACGACGGGGAAATTTACGCGAACGGGTTTTTTGAAATCATCCTCGTCGTAGCCTGCATCGTCCATGGCTGCAATGCAGCGGGAAACTGCGACAGAAAGTTTTCTGGCCTCGGTCCAGAAAAAACCGCCTTTGATGCCAAGGCGTTTTCTGACTTTATCGTTTTTTGCTTCGCAGTGTAGTGCAAAAGTCTGTTTATCAGCGCTCATTGTATTTAAACCTCTGGCTGGATTAGAATTAGCGGCCCTTTGTCTGATTTCTCCGAATACGGTGACGCAGGGAGAAATCCGGTAGCCTGCGCTGCCGGATTTTTATTTCAGTGGAAGGTTGCCTGGTTTGCTGTTTTGTGAGTTGTTTTTCCCTTTTCGTGCTGGCATTCAGGGCAGTCGCACTCGGAATTTTCTCTTGCAAACTCAAGAGCCTGCGCCAGTGTATGGATTTGTTGTACTCCAATGTTGCTTCTGACGACTTCACGTGCAGCATGAATATATGGGCTTGGTGTTTTGCCATTTAACCCACATAAAACAAAACGACTGTCCTTATATTCGTTATTTCCAACTTCTGTAAGCACTGAAAAAGAAAATACAAAGTCGATTTTGTATTCTTTGCATATTTTACTGATGCGTTCTGCAATTTCTTTGAGTTCATTTATTGCATCAGGACTGGTTTCGGAAAATATTTCATTTTGCGCAAGTTCTTTCATTTTGATTTTTCCGTGATTGATAATTAATGCGGTTTTATTTCGGCTTGTCTGTTACAGATATGGAAGGTGTATTTTATTACTCGTCACAACGACGCTGCTTTTACGGGTAAGCCATCGCGCCCGATGAAAACTTTAATCATGCAGTCGGTAATGCATGTTTTTGTTGTGAAGTTACGAATATAGAGTTTTCTCTTTTCAATATTGTTTGCTGAAGCGATATATGTCCGACCTTCATGAAGAACATAATCGCCAGGCGTCACGCACTGACGTGGTATTTCATCAGTTCCGAAGTGATGAGCAATCATAATTATCTCCATTTTCACAAATGAACTTTGTTGATGCGGTGCCTGGTGCCTCCAGGTGACGTTAACCAGTTAACAACTAACGCCGGGTCAGGGGACGATGACTTTCCGTGACATCCTGTCGGTTTAACTGTTCCGCGTGCGCATAGCCGCATTCACCGCATCACAAAATTCACTTTAAAAAGGGCGGACATCAGCAATCGGCAAACCGATATCCGCCAAGGGTTACACACAGCAATGTTGTTATTCACAACCGGAAGCGCACGGTCGAAGAAATCTAACGACAATCCTTCTATGGGAAAGAGTCTTCGCCTCGCGCTTTCGTGTAGTACCCTGGCTTTCAGGGTAATGTCTGTTCAGTAAACTGAGAGTGCAGGAACTCACCCGTGTCCGGCGCACGATCTCCACCTCACCCGTGGAGAACTCCTCAACTACAAACCCCGTAAGGAGAGTGAATTTATGACACAAGAAGAAAAAGTGATGTTTCTGATGCGGCTGGCTGTCGATACTTACAACACACAATTTACGGAGAAAGATATACCTCAAAAGGCAGTTCCTGCCGCGGTAGATAAGGGCGGTGCTATTGCCGTATTTTACGATGCATTTGAATCATTTTTTAATGAAAAACTCGACGCTGTTAGCGACTTCGGAACATCGAGTAATAAATAACGTTCATTACGGTTCTTAAACAACAATCAGTGGGCTTGATGTTGTTCTTTTCAAGCTCACTTGCCATCACTTCCATTATTCTTGCACTTACACGAATTATTTGGTGGCTGTAAGCGACGCAACTGTCGCTGATATTGCTGTTTATTTCTATTACTTCATTTTCACTGGCGGCGCTAAATTTGGATATGCCGTTTCCATTGTCCTGTTTCAGTGCTGTTTCCGCTATCCGGATGCGTTCCTGCGTTGCGGAATTTGGGCTAAGTCGATAAACCTGTCTGGCATCTTCCAGAAGCAGGGCGATAATGTGCTTCAGTTCTGTTTCATTCATAGTTAACTCCGGTAGTTGCAATTTATTAATATCAGGCGGTCAGCTCTTTAAGCTTCTGAACTGCTTTATTCATTTCATCCATACAGTCGATGAATTCGTCCAGTTTAAGCTGCATTTTTCCGGCGGCCTGAAGAATTTCAAGTTTTAAGGGCGCAAGTTTTTTGTTGTAATCGACGCAGGTTATTAACTCGCGGCCAGTAATATTTTGGCTTGGCACGAGATCCGGGTCTTGAACCTACACAAACTATATAGCTCTCTTCTTTCCTCGGAAGGCCAGGTGCATCTAGCAGACGGCCTAGTTCGAATTTTTTTACGTTGACACCAGGAGGAATCACCTCGACGATAAACCCGATTTTTACCTTCGTTACACCGTTTGATGAGCTTGACCATTTAACTTCATCGTTCAATTTGAACTTCATCATTAACCTCAATCGTAATAAGCCGGAATTGATTTTCCGCGTTGTTTCTGGCGGCCTGAGCAAGTCACACCCATTTCACTGCGTGGTTTGCGGTAGTAAATACGGTTCTGTTTACTCTCGACTTCTTCTGCCTTCTTGCAGCGAAGGCTTCCGAGTGATACTGCTTTGTCTGCTCCGACGCAACCAGAGATCTTTAGCGCAATCTTCCGTGTCAGTCTTTCACTACTGCGTCGCTCTGCAATAAGTTCTTCCCTGCGAGCTTTATAGCGGCTTTTTGCCGTACCTTTGGATTCTTTCCAGATTATGGTTACCATGATGGTCTCCTTTAAGTGGCTTTGGTGTATGACGCGTCGAGGTGTTTTTCTTCTCGATCGCGGCCTTGCAACTGAAATTCGCGTCATCCCCAAAATCACTTAGATTTTGGTCTCAACGATTAGGTTGAGAGTCCATCAATGTTAAAGAGCCGGCCAATCTGTTCCGTTTGGCTTCCAGCGTCCTGCTGTTGAATTGAAGATAACCTAAGTTATCTGGTTGTGCAATAACTATATTTATCATTTTATGAAAAACGTTATAAATGACTGATAACAAAAATATTTTATTTTTTGTGGTATCCGCGTGATATTTTCAAGGGGGAAAGGCTGATTGTTATGGGTGATTGCATGTTAATCGAAGGGGAATTTGGTGTGTTGCACCAGCGGGTAGTCGAAATTCTAGGGGTGTCGTTGCTTGAGGTTATTGCTACTGGGGAAGCTATTTCAGCAGATGCTATTGCGGGAATGATCCGAGTGCTTCACCATGATGAATTGGATGATCTCGCTGTGAAGTTAGCTATAGATGTGTTACTTCAGGATATGCGACTGTGTAATTAAGTAAATAAAACCCGGCACTGGAGCCGGGGGATTTAGAAATGGCATTTTATGAATTGGCTACTTGGCGAATGGTTTACCATCGGTGGTATTGAGCACAATAAAAGGCCGTTCTTCGTGAGTGTTCTTATAGCAAAAGTTCAGTTGGAGTCTGATTACCAGCTATGTGATGACCAGAACACTCGCCCTATGATTCTTACGTTTTTGTAGAATTCTTCTCTGTTCATTACTTCATCAGGATACTCTTCGCGGTTTATCGATCTGATAATTACCGATGTTGGCGTGGCTATGAGCGTTTTTACCCTTAACAAATCAGCTTGGCAAATTGCATATGTTTTACCATCCCTGATGCTCGTATCTTGCGTGTTTACCCCCACCACATCACCATCATGGAGTGTTGGCTCCATGCTTTGCCCAACAACCCTGACCAACTTTGCCGCTTTTTCTGGAACTCCCATTTTTTTCAGGTAATAGCGCCTAAAAACTAGAGAGAATTCTGCGGACTCCTCCAATGCACAACTTCCTCCGCCAGCTGAAAGTGAAATATTTAGAAGGGGGAGCGCAACAAATTCGTCATTATCATTTTGATGATCATCCCAGGCGATAGCTTTTAAAGATGATTCCCGAGCATTAGATGGCTCTTCTGCGCTCTGTGGTCTCATTGACCCTATACCAGAGCTTAGCCATTCAGGGCGAACTCTTAACGCGTTGGCTAATTCGACCATTTTACGTGATCCGGTTGTTTTACCAGATGACATCTTTTGTATGGCTGGTTGTGATACCCCCACCATGTCTGCAAGTTGTGCTTGTGACAACCCGGCTGAACTCATGGCGGCATTTAGTCTTTCTGCGAATGTTTTCATACCTGTAATCTATAACCACGGTTATCAAAAGTAAAACAACAATTGTTATTGCCCTGGTGTATAACTCATGTTATTTTTGGTTATGCTTTATTTGCTGTAGAGGTATGCTCATGAATTTAGTGATTCAGCGAGCCTTGAATATTGTTGGCAGTCAAAAACGACTTGCAGCTGATTGCGGCGTATCACAGCCCGCTGTTCATAAATGGTTGCGAGGCGGAAAAGTTTCTCCTGAAAAAGTTTTCGCTATCGTTAATGCCACCAATGGTCAGGTTAAGGCTTACGAAATTCGCCCGGACTTACCGCACCTGTTTCCTCATCCGAACCAGGCTGAATAAGTAACACCGCTCTTTAACATTGCTGGTCGTTCACCTCTAACAGGGTGAGCAAACATCAGTGGCAAACCCATTGGGGATTGCCGCTTAACCCCATATCAATATAGGAAAATTAACAAATGTCACAAACAAGTTACAGCAAACTGTCACAGCGCGATATCGATCGCGCTGAAACGGATTTACTTATCAACCTGTCAGCTCTGACGCAAAGGGGACTGGCGAAGATGATTGGCTGCCATGAATCGAAGGTCAGTCGTACCGACTGGCGATACATCGCGGCGATTTTATGCGCGTTTCAGATGGCATCTGATATCAGTCCGATCAGCCGGGCTTTCCAGCATGCCATTAACGTTCATGCAAATAAAAAACGTCCGGTTGGGGCCGGACGTTCTGAGCAAATCCTGATGAATATCTGATATTCAGGCAGGGCATGGAGCAATACACGGGAATAATTCTGCCACATCTGGAAGAATTTCGCCAGCAACAACACCAACCGCAGCAGCCTGAAGCCGATTGGGTTAACCCGGAGATACCGGGACCGTCTGTGAAGATGTGCAGTCACACCAATGTGCAGTCACACCAACCGCAGCAGCCTGAAGCCGATTGGGTTAACCCGGGAGATACCGGGACCGTCTGCGGTATGGAGTAAATCTTGTATGCGAGGGGACTATGCGTAATTACGCAACAATTTCACCTCAGTTCTGGTTAGGCGAAACAGGGAGAAAACTAAGGAAGTCTGGTCCGGAATGTATGGTAGTGGCGTTGTATATGATGACCTCGCCTCATTCCAATATGCTGGGCCTTTATTACCTGCCTGTTTTGTACATTGCTCACGAAACCGGACTTGATCCTGAAGGGGCTTCTAAGGGGCTTCAAATGGCTTGCGAGGCTGGTTTTTGCAGCTATGACCATGATTCTGAGGTTGTATGGGTGCATGAAATGGCAGCATGGCAGGTTGGTGAATCGCTGAAACCTGGCGATAACCGTTGTGCTGGGGTAAGAAATGAATATTCCGCGTTGCTGGAAAATCCTTTTTTATCATCCTTTTATGATAGATATAAGGATGATTTCCACCTGGATGTCAGACGTGAATCATGTCGGAAAATTGAAGCCCCTTCAGAGCCCCTTTCAAGCCAAGAACAGGAACAGGAACAAGAACAGGAAAGGGATAAAACCCTTCTGGTCCATGGCGAAAAAATCGCCACGGACCCGCAGGGGGATTTTTGTCCTGTTCTGACTGAACGTCCAGGACCAGCTGGCACGACACCGGAAGCAGATTCCGGGCGTTGTGTGCAGCAGGTGCTGATCGTCGAACCGGAGCAACAACGCCAACCGCAGCAGCCTGAAGCCGATTCCGCGATGAGCGGGAAGCCGATTGGGTTAACCCGGGCGATGCCGGGACCGTCTGCGGGACGAGTTGATTATCCTGACGTGTTCGAACGGGTCTGGCGTGAATATCCGCATCGGGCAGGGTCAAACCCGAAGAAATCCGCGTTCAATGCCTGGAGGGCCAGATTACGCGAAGGGGTGTCACCGGATGTCGTGCTGGATGGCGTGAGGCGTTACGCAAGATACCTGGAGGCTACCGGGAAAGCGGGAACTGAATTTGTTCAGCAGGCATCGACGTTTTTTGGCCCGAACAGGAATTTCGAAAATCCGTGGTCGCTGCCGAAGGCTGGCGCAGTCAGCCTGCGTTGCGTGAATCACATTTCTGAACCGGACACCGAAATTCCGCCGGGTTTCAGGGGGTAATCAGCCATGAAAAACATTTCGACAGGAGGGATTCTTGAACGGGTGCGCCGTCTGGCACCACCGCACGTGGCAGCACCGTTCCGGACGACCGACGAATGGCGGGAATGGCAACTGGCTGAGGGCCGTAAGCGCAGCGAGGAAATTAACCGCCTGAATCATCAGGCGCGGGTTGAAAAAATCCTGAACCGTTCGGGCATCCAGCCGCTTCACAGGAAGTGCTCATTCGGGAACTACCGGGTGCAGAACGACGGTCAGCGCCATGCTCTGAGTCAGGCAAAATCCATCGCGGCAGAGCTGCATACCGGCTGCACGAATTTCGTGTTCAGCGGTAAACCTGGCACCGGGAAAAATCACCTTGCAGCAGCGATTGGCAACTGGCTAATGGCGAAGGGGAGAAGCGTGATTATCGTCACCGTGTCCGATGTCATGAGTGTGTTGCATGACGGCTACGACAACGGCAAGTCCGGGGAAAAATTTTTACAGGAGCTTTGTGGAGTTGACCTTCTGGTCCTTGATGAAATTGGCATGCAGCGGGATACGCGCAACGAGCAGGTCATACTGAACCAGATCGTCGACCGCAGAACGGCATCACTGCGCAGTGTCGGGATGCTGACTAACCTGAATCACGGTGCGATGAGCAGGCTTCTGGGGGAGCGAGTGATGGACCGTATGACCATGAATGGTGGTCGTTGGGTGAATTTTAACTGGGAGAGCTGGCGGTCAAACGTTGGACGTCAGGGTATGTGAGAATTTTTGACGAGGTAAATTTTCGATGGAAACCGTATTGCATGCACTGAAAGCGATGGGAAAAGCCAATTCTGTTGAACTGGCGGCGCGGCTTGATATCAGCCGTGAAGAAGTTCTCAACGAACTGTGGGAACTCAAAAAAAATGGCGTTGTTGATAAAACGGGTCACACCTGGTTTCTGGCTGTCGAAGGTGAATCCCGGGTAACCGAAGAGCGGCCAGTAAAATCTGAAACACAGGATATGCTGACCGAAGAGGTCGCTCCAAAAGTTAGCGCTGACATGATGATTGAGTTTATCTCTCAGGAGGGGGCTAAAACCTGTGAAGAAATAGCGGGTAAGTTCGGAGTTACCACTCGCAAGGTTGCTTCCACGCTGGCGGTGGTAACCGCAACGGGGCGGCTGGCACGCGTTAATCAGAACGGTAAATTTCGTTACTGCATGCCGGGCGATAATTTACCAGCAGAGCCGAAAGCCGCGCTGGTAACGGAAAGTGATGGTAAGGCCTTTCCTCAGCCAGCAGGTGCTGCGTTACCAGTCCGGGAAGCCGCAACACAGGAAGAAATTAAAACAGAAACTGTGGCGGACATTGTGCAGTCGTTGCCATCGTTTACCGAAACGCAAGCAGATGAGCTGATTTTTCCGTCCCTGCGCAGGGCAAACCTGGCGCTGCGCAGGGCGAAAAGTGATGTTCAGAAGTGGGAGCGAGTCTGCGCCGCGCTGCGGGAGCTGAATAAACACCGGGATATTTTCAGTTCGATTGCTGATATTCCGGTTCATTCACCGACAACAAAGTGATCTCCGGAGGTGCTTATGACAAGAGCATTTACACCAGAAGAGCGGGAAAAAATTAAGGGGCTGATCGTGGAATTCGTACGCCTTAACGGACGAGGCACGATTCGGCAGTTATCGGATGAAATTGGTGTCAGTCATGCGTCTGTCGGTCGTTTATGCATGGAGCTGGCCGCCAGTGGTGATGTTTACAATTCCGGTTACGGAGTATTCCCGTCTGAACAGGCTCGTAAGGACTGGCAAAATGCCCGCAAAAAACTCTCAAGGGCAAAGTCGAAGAAACCGGTTGTCGTTGATCCAGACCTTATCCGGGCATTACCAGATGGGGAAATACGGCGCTACGACAGACGCTACAACACAATTTGTCGCGAGTGCCGTAACAGCGAAACGATGCAGCGTGTGCTGGCATTCTGGCGAGGGAGTGCAGAGGGATTGATGTTCTCCCCGTCGTGAATGACGGGGGCTTACGTGTTCAGAAAAGTGATTCATATAGAGGCTGAATCTGATCTTTTTTGTTCACGTCTGGCTTCCACCATTGCAGGCAGAGTGAAGGCGTAGACTAAAAACATTTCGGTAAAACTCAGGATCTGGCTTGCCTCAATTGGTGTGAAAACTTCATCTGTATGAACTGCTTTATTGGCATCAATTCGTACAATATGAGCCCATTCCTTCATCTGTTCAGTGATCAGGCCTTTTTTGTAAATCATCTGAATACGTTGCGACAGCGATTCTTTTCCTGCTTCATCGCCGAGCAGTTTTTTCGTGGAGATATCGAGGACTCTGCGACAAAGAATAACCACTGTGTCGTACCGCCTCCTCTGTAAATCCTCTTTTGCCTCAACAAAAGTACGGTCTGCAACCGGGGGTGTATATTCTGGTGCGGTAATTTTTTTGACCACAGGATAGATCTTGCGGAAACGGTACTGGCTATTTCCTGAAATCAGAATATCGAGGTCTTTTTTCTGGCTTTCCGCCATGGGACCGTGATAGTGGTCTGATGGGATTTCAACAATAGCAACACCTCCTCGATGACAACTTCTGCATACAAAAGCGACGTTAAAAAAAGGTGTTTTTTCAATTTGTTTTTCGGCAAATGCCTCAATAACAGCTCGCTCTTTTAAACAGTGCGGGCATGTGATATCAAAGGAGACTAAACCCATGGATATTCCTCGCGAAATTAAAGAAATTAACGAAATCATTGAGGTTACTGATCGCCCCGAGTTTACCCTCATGCGTCGTTATGAAACAGGAACCGACGAACAAAAATACATCATGGTTGCAGCATTGGCTGTGATGGCGATAGAAAGGGAGCGAAGGGAAAAGGACGTAATGGTTATTCCTGAGAGAAATGATTCACCGGATTTGAGATGGCAGGAGCCGGAGTGGGATGTGGTAATCCGGTGATTGATATTTCTCTGGGGTAAAGCGCCGCCAGAATGACGGCGCGGTAGTGGAGAGTTAAACGAAGCGGATCTGGAGTTTTTTCCCTGTAGCACGGGCGAATTTTTTCAGTGTGGCAAATGATGGGCCGCTTGTACCTGATGCAAGATTGCTTTCCATTCTGGTGATCGCAGTCGCTTTTGTTCCCATACGTTCGGCAACTTCAGCCTGGGTTAAGCCAGCTTCTTTTCGTGCTGCCAGCATTTCATCAAGCAGTGCGAACTCGTCGGCGATGGCGTCGTATTCTGCTTTGAAAGCCGGATCCTCCATCCATTTGGCTGCCATTTCGTCGTGTGTCATGGTAGGTGTAATGCGTTTACCAGTCATGCTTAACCTCCTTCATTCTGGCTTCAGCTTTTTTGCGTTCGGCTGGCGGTGTTTTCTGCGTTTTCTTAATGAAACTATGCAGCATAATGATGCGTTTCCCTGTCAGAGTGCAGTAAAAAACACGTGCAATCCCATCGTTGCCTTTAATTCTGAGTTCGAAAAGCCCATCACCAAAGGCGCTGGTATGAGGTTCTCCGAGATTGCTGCCGTATACCTTCATACGTTCAATGAGATGTTTGTATCGGACACGCATACTCAATGGAAGCTGATCGACTTCCAGCCGGACCTCTTCACTGTAGTATTCGATAGTGTAGTTCATAGGTATCAACATAACAAATTTGTTATATGTATTCAAGGACTGTACTGTGTTGACGACAACACATATCAAGCAGACAGTCATGCTGTTAGATCACGGTTTGCTTGATGGAAGGTTGACAACTCATAAGAAATTAAATTTATTAATAAGACTCATTAAATTTTATGTTAGATTTGCAAGATGACAGGAAACAAAATATTAGGAGCAATAAAAAAAACAGGAACAGCATTAATGTTTATTATTCTGCTGATCTTTGTAAAGATAATTGCAACTGAGTTCGGTGATAATAAAATTGATGATATTTTATCGAACAAAGAAGATGCAGATAAAATTGCCTCATACTTAAAAAATGAACTATCCAAGAAAAAATTCCCTATTAAAGTAGATGATTATACTACATGGATTGCTGCAACCGTAGAAGGAAATACACTTAATCATTACTATAATATTTATGGGATTAATGAAGATATGTCGCCATTTTTTGATGGTGAAGAGATTAAAAACTTAATGAGCCTAGAAATACAAAAAAAATTAAATTCTGGCGAGTGTAAAATGATGCAGGAGTATAATTATATATTCAAATATCATTATAACATAATAAACACGAAATATAATGACTTAGTTATAATTATGACAAAGAGTAATTGTCCACAATGAAGGGGATGCATATGGATAACTCAAAACTGAAGAAAATGCTTATTGCATCTATTATCGGAAACATACTTTTAGTTTTTTTAAATATTCAAGTGTTCAACCAAAAACACTCCTCAAACGTCATAGACACACAAAAAAAAGAGGATAAAAGTAAGTGGACTGATATAGAAAACATTTATCCTGTGTGTAAGGTTCACAATAATAACACATCTTATAGCGGGCAATTAAAGCCAGAATGGTACTGTTATTGGTTTAATCCAATAACATACAAATACACATATTTAGAAAAGACTCTGATAACATCACCCAGTGATGGTGTTTTCTATTTTTCGAACGAGTATACACCAACTATTGAATTACGTCATAAAGCAAGTGACATAAGTGTTCCTGTTGATATATATGCCAAACAATTATTAGACCGACTGGAACGTGAATCAAATGCTAAAATTTTTCTACCTAAGGAGGCCAAACAGATAAAAAGTAAAAAGTTGGAAAAATGGACTTCATTTATTACAGTTATTCCCAAAGACAATTCAAAGGATATAGAGACTTTTCTTTTATCTTTCATTAAAAAGGAAGAGGTTTTATGGACGGTTTTCGTTGAATACCCAAATGATGATAAAAAGTACTGGTACATTGATGAGAAGACATTTGATCTAATAGATAAGATAACCAGTACTTTTTGATGCGACTATCTGGCGGGGATTAAATACTATATGCACCGTATTTATTATCCCCTTTTTCTGACGGGATACAGTACATAACGAACAATATAAAGCCACCAATATACGGAATGCACCAGATAAACAAGTACCAAGCACTTAACCCAATATCATGGAGTCTGCGGACTTTCAATGTAATGGATGGAATAATCGTAGCTAATACGTAAACGCAAGGTATATAAAACCCATAACTAATGCCAGTATTATCTAATGTATATCCGATAAAAAAAAGAACTCCCAAGAATATTAAATTAAACAGATAATACCACCAGAACTCTCTTCGACTGGCTCGCCCTGAATAATTGAAGTAGTTATTAAAAAGAACATCCGTATACCATGCCAAAGGGGATTTTCTCATGCTTTTATACTCCAAACATTAATATTAAATTGATAATTATTAACAACTTAAAACAACGTTAATGTTTTACCTAATAGGGTGTCAACATCTACACAAGGAAATGTTGACACACCACACATTCTGTCGGATACTCTGCGTCAGGTGCTCAAAACACCTTAGCAAGTAGCGGTTACCGCGCCCGACAGACATGCGGTTTTTTTGTGTCCAGTCTTCTTGGTTTATGACCGGGCGTGCGGCTAATACAATACCAGCAATGGGAATATGCCCGCCGACTACTTGCGGTTTTGAGCGCCCGGTCACCCTCTCAAAAGGGGTAAATCAAAATATCAAGTAGGACACAAAGCATGAAAACCATCTCCGTGGAGTCCCTCTCCATAATTTCATTTAGTAATATACCTGTGGTGACTACAGAGCTTCTTGCCAGCTTATATGGCACAGAACCAGATTACATCCGAAAAAATTTCAATCGGAATTCTGGACGATTTGTTATCGGTAAGCACTACTTTTTACTTGAGAATGAGAAGTTGCGCGAATTTAAGCACAGCATGTCTTTAAGACCTTCTGTGAAAATTGCCCGTAACGTTCGCTCCCTCATCCTCTGGACAGAACGCGGCGCAGCCCGTCATGCAAAAATGCTCGAAACCGATCGGGCGTGGGAAGTGTTCGAAAAACTGGAAGACTGCTATTTCAGCCAGGGAAAAACAGCACCAACCGAACAGCAGCCGCAGATTCAGCCACAATTCACAGCCGAAGAAATCATCCTCCTTTGCTACATGCAGCTCTGGATGGAAAAAGCCCAGGACCTCAGCAAACACCTGTATCCCATTATGAAAGAGCTGAACTCCTCATACACGAACAAGCTGTATGACATTGCGTTTGAGACCATCTACATGGTGACGAAGAACAGAGACGCGCTACTAAGGGAGGTAACACGTCTCGACATGTCAAGTTCCGTTATCCAGCGGGCCATGCCAATGCTGAAAAGTCTGCGGGCAAGACAATTTGAATTCTGAAACTAAAGGAGCTTCGGCTCCTTTTTTGTTGGGAAAATCCAGTGAGAGGGAATAATGAACCAGACTATCTTCCTCCGAAGTAAGCAGCAGCAACAATTCGCCATTAACGCAATCCTTGCAACAACTCTCGATAAAGACAAACCCGTTACGATCCGTATCACCGATTACAAGCGTAATCTCGCTCAAAATGCAAAATTTCACGCGATGGTCGCTGATATATCCCGCCAGGTTAAGTGGTGCGGCAGGTGGCTAAAACCAGAACAGTGGAAAGTTTTGTTAATCAGCGGTCATGCCGTGGCGACAAAACAGGAAGCTGATGTTTTGCCAGGTCTTGAAGGTGAATACGTCAATATCCGCGAAAGCAGTGCGCAAATGAGCGTGAAGCGTATGGCAAGCCTGATTGAGTACACAACATCCTGGGCCGTGGATCAGGGTGTCAGATTTACCGACAGGAGGTACGAATGAGACGACAGCGACGAAGCATCACCGATATCGTCTGTGAAAACTGCAATTACCTTCCAACCAAACGCTCCCGAAATAAACCCAGGCCAGTCCCCAAAGAATCTGATGTTAAAACCTTCAACTATACGGCTCACCTGTGGGATATCCGGTGGCTAAGGCGTCGAGCAAGATTTAATTGTCACTCCGGATAGCCTACTGCATGAGGAATAAGATGATGACAAACCTACGCAAAGAAGCGCGCGGCAGAGAATGCCAGGTACGGATTTATGGCGTATGCAATGGCAACCCTGAAACTACAGTTCTGGCACATTACCGGATGGCTGGAATTTGCGGAACGGGAACAAAGCCAGATGATCTGTTGGCTGCATGGGCCTGTAGTGACTGCCATAATGAAATCGATCGCCGTACTCGCATTCTCGACAACAACGACGCCAGACTTTACCACCTGGAAGGCGTGATCAGGACGCAGGCGATACTGCTGAAGGAGGGGAAAATTAAGTCATGAATGAATATGAGTTTGTGCTTCCCTGGCCGCCGACGGTGAATACCTACTGGCGAAGACGGGGAAGCCAGTACTACATCAGCGATAAAGGCCAGAAATACCGAAAAGACGTACAGCAAATCATCCGGCAACTCAGATTAGACATTTTCACTAAATCACGACTTCGCATCACAATTATTGCTGAACCACCAGATTCCCGCCGTCGCGACCTCGATAACATCCTGAAAGGTTTACTCGACTCTCTTATCCACGCCGGATTTGCGGAAGACGACGTGCAATTCGATGACATTCGCGTAATTCGCGGCGTGAAAGTGCCTGGCGGTAGAGTGGGGATAAAAATCACCGAACTGGAGAACATATGAACGCCACAATTCAAACAATACCGGAATTGCTTATCCAGGCACGAGGCAATATGACTGAAGTTTCACGAAAACTGAACTGTAATCGTGCTACGGTCAGAAAATATGTCGGTGATAAAGAAGGCAAACGGCACGCCGTCGTCAACGGTGTCCTTATGGTTCATCGTGGATGGGATAAGGGGAAAGCTACTGATGCGTGATATTCAGCAGGTGCCTGAACGCATGGCTTTATTCAGGTCGTCTGGAAAAGCGCATGAGCAGCGTAATAGCGGAGTTCATGGCGAAGAGTATATGAACAGATTATTCGAATGCTATATGAGACTGAAGCACGGAGATCGCTATGACCTGACACGTGATGCTGACGGTTTCTACTGCCGTGAAGTTGTGAAACGAATGTTTGAAGTGTGGTGTCATTGTAAAGGATGGGGGCTGTGATGCGGCTAACCCCAGTATTCGGCATGGTTAACTTTATTAATGATGCTCATTTCCGCCGCATATGGAGGCATCCGAAGAAAATCATTAACTCTCGTCAGAAAGCATGGGTTCACTACATGCTACAGGTATGGGGAAATGTTAACGCTGGTGATGATTCTCCTTGTGGTGCAATTAACGTTATTGGGCGACTGATGATTCGCAGTCAGTGGAGCGATGACAAAGCTAAGCAGATTGAGTCTGTTGTCATGCGTCTGTATGAAGAAGACGGACTACGTGGAGATGAACTCCATCAGAAAGCCCGAGAACTGGTCATCCCTCAGTCATCGGCAGGTAATATCATTGCTCTCGCCAAAGAATCCGATGATGCTGCTTTCGTTGAACGTGTGATGGTTGAGACCTTTCATCGTGAAAGCCCTGTCCGTGATGTAGCTATTAGGCGATATTGCAATCGCGACAGCACGCAAGATATCGCCAGGATGATTTCTCAGATAACAGGAGTTGATATTCAGTATTGCCGGAGGCGGGTCGTGTGGTGCGAGAGGGTCCTTGATTCAGAAATGTTTTATGCAATGAAGCGAGAATTGGAGAAAGAACTTCTAGTGATTGCTGGATGATGCAAAATATTTTTTGTAAATGCGTTGCTTTCGAGAAATGAAAGTAGTATGTTTTGTGTATGCTCGGAGCAAAAGCGCACTGAGAAGCGAAAGAGAAATCCTGATTTACCTCGGTCGTCGATAATATTTAGGATCGGCATACTGGCTAGATTAGGTAAAGGCCTCGGCAGAAATGTCGGGGCTTTTTGTTTGCACAACAGGTAAGAGCATTGAACCCGCAGACCTCGTGGAATTGGTGAAAGGTGTGCGCAGTGCTCTTATCGTTGTGGTGAAGCTCAATGGCGAGCTAGCAGACAGGCGACTGTGAAAATACTAGTCATGTAGCGGATCGCCGCGCGTATTGTAATCGGCAGCGCACCGATGGGAGCTGGTTCGATTCCGGCCGCCACAATCCAAACTGAGCCGTAGCCTCTGGGTGTCCTGAATTCATCAGTGATAGTTACGCTGCGGCCTTCTACATACGATTTTTGTGAAAAGCGGGTGGCAAGAGGCTGCGAAATTTTTAAATACCTCACAATTCCACAGCTTGATGATTGTCTGGCTGCCGGAGAATTTGTTAAAAATTACATCGCGTGGTGAATCCCCCTCAGCGGCGGGGCATCTGGCAAAGTGTATGATCCAGCGAACATGCAAATTCAGTAGCCAGGCTGAATTTACCGGGAGGCACCTGGCACCATGCGACAGACAGAAATTAGGCTATACTTCAGCCCCTCTCCGGAGGGGCTTTTCTGTGCAGGATGTGTCACAGTTTCCTGAATTCTGAGTACTGTCCTGTTACTCAGGGTGCTATATTTTCTGACGTGATGAAAGTCTGCCGGAAGGCGGAACGTATCGGAAATGACCCAGTAGAGAAAACGTTGACTCAGATACCGATGCTGAGTTACCGGGAAACCGGCATCACATGACCGCTATCCTTCCAGGCTCGCTCCGGCGGGCCTTTTTACTGCAGAAAACAGTTTTCCCGTAAAATGCCACGTTACTCACAATTCAGGCTGGCGATTATTGTCTGGCCAGCGGGAAGTTTGTTAAAAAAATATGGCATGGTGAATCCCCTGTGCGGAGGGGCATATCAGCGACAGGTGTTTGGTCACACCCCTTATCCTTTCTGGTGCGGGTTCAGGTGCTGATACTGAACTCACCGGGAGGCACCCGGCACCATGCATGAACGGTACATAGCGCTACTCTCCAGCCCCTCTCCGGAGGGGCTTTCTTGTTGGATAAAAAAAAGCCCGCGCCGGGAAGCGCGGGTGGCAAGGAATAAACAACAAAACGTGAAGTGATCAATTTTCAGCTGGCGAATAATACCCGACAGTAATCACTCTGCGCAACTGTATGGTCTTTTTCGTATTGCGGGCTGTAGTCATCCTCCTGTTTCTGAACCCTTGTCCATGACTGACGTCAGCCCGCACCTTATCTTGATTGCATACACTATCCCTGCCGGGAGGAATAATGGCATTTAAACACTATGACGTGGTCAGGGCATCATCGCCGTCAGACCTCGCAGGAAAACTGACGCAAAAACTGAAGGAAGGCTGGCAACCCTATGGTAGTCCGATTATCTCAAACGCGGGTTATGGTGCTGAATTTATCCAGGCTATAGTCGCTGAAGGGGATATGACCTCTCCGGTAGTTTCACCGGGGGGAGATGGTACCCGGACTGTTGTTGTTGAACCAGAATATTACTTTGTCATTGCGCTGGCCGGGCAGTCCAACTCGATGTCTTTTGGCGAGGGGCTGCCGCTGCCGGATACGTATGATCGTCCTGACCCGCGTATTAAGCAACTGGCGCGTCGCAGCACGGTGACACCGGGCGGTGCGGCCTGTGCATATAACGACATCATTCCGGCGGACCACTGCCTGCATGATGTGCAGGATTTGAGCCGTTTTTCTCATCCGAAAGCCAGCGCAGAGCAGTATGGGTGTGTCGGACAGGGATTGCATATTGCCAAAAAGCTGTTGCCCTTTATGCCGGAAAATGCGGGTATTTTGTTAGTGCCGTGCTGTCGTGGTGGCTCTGCGTTTACAGCCGGTGCTGACGGAACGTTCAGTGAAAGTTCAGGAGCGTCGGATAAATCTGAACGATGGGGCGTTGATAAGCCGTTGTATAAAGACCTGCTGACACGCACTCAGGCCGCGCTGAAGGCAAACCCCAAAAACATACTGCTTTGTGTTGTCTGGATGCAGGGCGAGTTTGATTTAAAACAGGGAGCGTACGCCAGTCAGCCCGCCATGTTTGATGCCATGGTGGAAAAATACCGTTCTGACCTGGCGGGAGTATCCGGTCAGTGCGCTGGTGCTTCTCCTTCTCTGGTGCCCTGGATTTGTGGTGACACGACGTACTACTGGAAGGAGACGTATTCAGCGCAATACGATGCCGTCTATGGCGCATACAAAACCAAAGCCGGTAAAAATATCTTCTTTGTGCCGTTTATGATGGATGACAATGGTCAGAAAGTCGGGACCAATGAACCGTCAGAAGACCCGGATATTCCGGCTATCGGGTATTATGGTTCCGGTGGACGAACGGATGCGAAGAGCTGGACAACATCCGATCGTAAAACCCACTTTGGTTCATGGGCGCGTCGCGGAATTATTTCCGACCGTCTGGCAACAGCCATTCTTCTGCATGTGGGCAGAGTGGCAGATTTTGTTTCCGGGAAAGTGACAAAAGCCGCGGTTTCTTCAGGCGGAGGCGTATCGCAACCAGCACAGGAGAGTGGCGATACTCAGCCTGAATCCGTTGTCCCGACAAAGATACAGTCAGTGCTGGCTTATGATGCGAATGCGGAAAATGCCGATCTGGCTTCGCAGGGCTGGACGCTGACAGATGTCAAAAACACGCTGGTCAGTGACAGTGGTTCAGGTAAAAAAGCCCTTCGTCTTGAAAAACCAGAAAATGGTCTTGCACAGAAAAAGACCTGGAAAGTATCGCACGCAATTGATGCCGGTAAGGGGAAGGAGCTGTTCGATAACGGCGGTGAAATCACGCTGCGCTTTAAAATCCCCGATGATGTATCTCTCAATGCTTCTGCAAATCAATATTCTGCGGGTATTTACTGGCGCGGTAGTGGATGGCCGGGAGCGGAATCAGAGGAGGGTTATATTGCGGCCTTCTATCTGCAGACTGATAAAACAAACATCAATGTGATGTATCATGCAAACACCACATCACAGCGGCTTGGTAGTTATGGTCCGTTCGGTCACGACTGGCACACGCTGACTTTCCGCTTCCCGGGTGGTGGCTCGCTGAACGTCACGCCGGTGCTTGATAATGCAGCAGGAAAACCGTTTACGCTGACCAGATGGACGAATGCAGCCTTTGAGGCCAACGCGCTGGCAATTACGGATATTACCGGAAATGCGGCAACTTACCCTGTGCTGATTGAAAGTCTTACTGTTGGTGTGAATGCCGTAGCAGCATAACAGACGAAAAAAACCGCCAGCCGCAGGAACGGAAGCTGGCGGAGGTAATCCCAATGGAGAATCTAACGAAAGGATGCTTTCGACATCAATCATTTCTAAATGAAAACAGTTCTCATTGTCAACAGTAACGGTAATAAACCATGACATTCATCAACCAGTTAATGCTGTACTTCTGTACGGTGGTCTGTGTGTTGTATCTGCTTTCGGGTGGATACAGGGCAGTACGCGACTTCTGGCGCAGACAGATTGACAAAAGGGCCGCTGAGAAAATCAGCGCCACTCAGTCAGCCGGAGCAAAAACAGAAGCCCCACTCATTCCGGAACAACCTTCTTAATAACCCCTTTCAACGAGAAAATCCTATGTCAGAAATAAAATCGCTGGTCACTGCTGAGGCAGTGAAGGAAGTCATTCGCTCTGAAGAAGTCAGAAGCGTCCTGAAACAAAAACTCCGCCAGAATCTGGAAGAGCGTCTTGATGCAGAAGTGGATTCAATTCTGGATGAATTGCTTGGTGCACAGCCGGAACCATCCCCGGAACTGCTTCCGGAACCACAGGCGGAA